GTAAATAAGCAAATTGATACTTGGGATGAGTACTGTACATCTAGAAATGCACAATGGTTTAGAGAAAAATATCCAGAGGTGGAGGTATATGGTGAACAATTACGTGGACGTATTAAGGGTACTGGCATTCATGCTGCTGGTGTTGTCACTAGTAAAGATCCTATTTTTAGGTACGCACCAATGGAAACACGTTCTGTTACTGGCAGTGATGAGCGTATTCCTGTTGTTGCGGTTGATATGGGTGAGGCTGAAAACATTGGTCTAATTAAGATTGATGCTTTGGGTCTAAAAACTTTGACGGTACTTAAAGATTGCATTGACATTATTAAAGACCGTGAAGGAACTAAGATTGACCTATTAAAGATTAATATGGATGATGCTAATGTATATAGCATGCTATCTGATGGCTATACAAAAGGTGTATTCCAGTGTGAAGCAGCACCATACACAAACCTTCTTGTTAAGATGCGTGTAAAAAATCTTGAAGAGCTTGCTGCATCAAATGCTCTAGTTCGTCCAGGTGCTATGAATACAATTGGAAAAGATTATATTGCTATTAAGCATGGTCGTCAGAACCCAGAGTATAAGCATCAAATTCTTAAATCATTTACGGAGGACACTTATGGCTGTATTCTTTACCAAGAGCAAGTTATGCAAGCATGCGTACACCTTGGCGGTATGTCCATGTCGGAAGCAGATAAAGTTAGAAAGATCATTGGAAAGAAAAAAGATGCTAAAGAGTTTGATGAGTTTAAAGATAGATTCGTTTCTGGAGCATCTGCGTATATTTCGCCAAACCAAGCTTTAGATCTATGGCATGATTTTGAGGCCCACGCAGGGTACTCATTTAATAAGTCACACGCAGTAGCATACTCAACACTATCTTACTGGACAGCATGGCTGAAGTATCACTACCCACTAGAGTTTATGTATTCACTATTAAAGAATGAGAAGGATAAAGATGCACGTACTGAGTACCTTATTGAAGCAAAAAGAATGGGGATCAGCATTAAGCTACCTCACATTAACGAGTCAGATATTGACTTTAAGATTGAAGGCAAGGGTATACGCTTTGGTTTGTCAGGGATTAAGTTTATCTCCGATAAAATTGCTGAAAGATACATGGCTGCTAGACCTTTTAAGTCATACGCTGAACTTGAGGAGTTTACTTTTACTAAAGGAAACGGAGTTAACTCTCGTGCTCTTCAAGCACTACGAATCATTGGTGCAGCAACATTTGAAGACAGCCCACGTAATGACAAAGAGATTAAAGAAAATCTCTACGAGTATTTAAATCTTCCTGAGTTTAATATGACAGTTCCACAACATTATTATGCTTATATTCAAGAAGCAGAAGACTATGAAGAGACTGGATCATTTATTATGCTTGGAATGATTAAGTCAATTAAGCGTGGTAAAGGTTGGTCAAGAGTTGAGTTCTTAGATAAGACTGGTAGTGTTGGAATCTTTGATGATGAAAATACAACAATTGAAACTGGTAGAACATATTTAATTCTTGTTAGCGACAACAGAATTGTAAATGCTATACCAGCAGACAGTATAAAAGAATCTAAAGATGCACTAGTAAAGTTTTTAAATTACAAGCAGTTACCATACAAAGGCGAAGAGCAGTTTGTAGTTTCGTTTAAGCCACGTATGACAAAGGCAGGTAAGAAGATGGCAAACCTTGTAGTGGCAGATGCTGGAAGAGAACTTCATTCAGTTCTTGTATTTCCTACAGCATTTTCTAAGGCTTACATGACAATTGAAGAAGGAAATGTTTATAAGGTTTCTTTGGGTAAAACTAAAGACGGAACAGTTATATTGGAGGATGTAGTAAATGTTTGATCAGTTAGCGATTGACCTGCACAAAATTGCAGTAGAAAAAGGATTTTGGGGAAGCCCAGAAGATCATGATGCAGTTAATGATATTTTTATTGCTAAGCAGTGCATGATGATTGTCTCAGAAGTAACTGAGGTTATGGAGGCTGTTCGTAAAGATAAGGGTGGAGAAGAGATTGCTAAGGAATTTGCAGACATTATTATTCGTACACTAGACCTATATGCAGGAATGGTTGAAGCAGGGTATACTAGAGAATCACTTGATTATATTCTTAAACAAAAAACGGAATTCAACAAGACTAGACCAGAAAAGCATGGGGTAAGATTTTAATGTCAGTAACAATGGAAGAAGTATTAGCACAGTTAGACCCACGTATTCGTAAGCGCTTAGGTGATGCTACTGGGCAAAAGGTTGACTATGCAGCAACACCTAGCTTTGGCCTTAACAGAGCATTAAAGGGTGGCCTACCTTATGGTAGACAAGTTCTTGTATGGGGCTCTAAATCCTCTGCAAAGTCTTCTATGTGCCTTCAGATGATTGCTCAGGCACAAGCAGAAGGAAAGGTTTGTGCATGGATTGATGCAGAAATGTCATATGATTCTGATTGGGCTGAAAAGCTTGGGGTAGATTCAACAAAGCTTATTTACTCACAAGCTCGTACTATTAATGAGATGGTAGATGTTGGCACAAGTCTAATGAATGCTGGTGTTGATATAATTGTTGTAGACAGTATTACATCTCTGCTGCCTGCTATTTATTTTGAGAAGGACACAGATGAACTTAAGCAACTTGAGAATACCAAACAAATCGGTGCTGAGTCTAGAGACTTTAGTAATGCGTGGAAGATGCTTAACTACGCAAACAATAAAGTTAAGCCAACTTTGCTTGTTCTTATTTCTCAGTCTCGTAACAATATCAGTGCTATGTATACTAGTCAGCAGCCTTCTGGTGGTCAGGCTACTAAGTTTTATTCCTCAACTGTTATTAAGTTATTTTCCTCTGAGTCAGATAACCAAGCGATTAAGGGAAAGATTCAGGTAGGAGATAAACTTATTGAAGAAAAGATTGGTCGCAAGATTAAGTGGGAATTACAATTCTCTAAAACATCTGCTGGTTTCCAATCTGGAGAATATGATTTTTATTTCAGAGGTGACGAGGTTGGCATTGATACAATTGGTGATCTTGTTGACACTGCAGAGTTAGCTGGACTTGTAGAACGTACAGGAGCCTGGTATAAACTTGAAGATGGAACTAAGGTACAAGGACGTGAAGGTTTTATCAATCGTGTTAAAGAAGATCTTGATCTACAGGAATCTTTAAAGAATAAGTTGATGAATGTATAACGAAAAGTTTAAAGTTTTTAATGGTGAGTTTCACTGTCAAACTTGCAAACAAGAAGTAAAATCTTTACGTTTATGGCTTGAAACTGCGGAATTAACCTGGATGTGTACGAACAAGCACATATCAAGGGTTCCATTAATTTTTACAAAGAAGGATTATGAGCGAAAGAAGTGAGTCAAAGAGGATTGGTGCTAAGCAGCATAAAAACTCTGGAAGAGGAACACATAAAGGTGATGCTACTTGGAGAAACTTTACGGTTGACTTTAAAGAGTATCCCAAAGGCATAACCATAAATAAAGATATATGGGCTAAAGCTGTTACAGATGCTATAAAAAATCATAATGATCCAGCAATCTTTATTGTTTTAGGCGAGGGTAATGCTAAAGTAAGATTAGCAGTAATTGAAGTAGAACTATTAGAGCAACTAACAGAGGGGGAACAAAATGACTGAAACAGGACCACAGCAAACAACACTAGATATGGTGAATGGTTTAACAGAAATTGCAGACTATATGCAGGATGAAGAACTTACTACTGCCCTAACATTTATTGCAAAGGTCATAATTAAGCCAGATATCCCTACTCAGGTAGCCAGTATTGAGATTGTAAGATTACAGGCAATTGCAGCAAAGATGGCTTTAAAGGCTACCTGGATGGCAAATGTAGACAAAAATGATCGTGCAAAGAAAAATATTTACTATACAGCAGCAGAATCTATTAATAACTTGGTATCAGCACTTAAATACATAATGCGTTAACCTGCTATACTTATATAAAACAAAGGATAAAAAATGACTAAAAATTTACTACAGAGTGTTATGATAAAAAGTATGGCTAATAAGCAAAGTTTTCTAGATGGACAGGCTATGATTGAAAAGATTAAGTCTGGATATGTGATTAATCGTGGTCCAAAGTTTCAGACTAAGAAGACCTTTGCTCCATCAACAATTTCCTATAGCCATGGAGAGTGTCCAAGATATTGGTATCTTGCTTTTGAGGGTGCTACATTTGAAGATAATGCTGATGCTTATGGTGCAGCTAATATGACTGCTGGAACTTTGTCTCATGGAAGAATTCAAGAGGCAATGATGAATTCTGGTTTGGCAAAGATTTATCGTGATGATGATAACCAGCCAACAACAGAGTTTAAGATTAGACATGATGATCCACCAATCTTTGGATATGGCGATGCAATGATTGAATGGGAAGGCGAAGAAATAGTTGGAGAAATCAAAACAATGCTCAATGAAGGTTTTGAGTATCGTAAGAACTCTATGAAGCCAAAGACTGGTCACTTAATTCAATTGCTTATTTATATGAAAATACTTGGCAAGAAGAAGGGTGTATTGATTTATGAAAATAAAAACAATCACGAACTGCTTGTTCTTCCAGTTGAAGTAGATGATAATTATCGTCAATGGATTGATGCAGCATTTCAGTGGATGCGTGATGTTCGTTCTGCTTGGGTAGCAAAGACATTGCCTACAAAAAATTATCGCTCTAACTCAAAAATATGTAAGACTTGTCCTATTCAGCAAGCATGTGCTGATGCTGGCGCTGGAGTGATTAAAATTAAGTCCCTGGAGGGGCTAAGTGAAACCATGTGACAGATGTGAAACTCTATTTATTCCAAAAGTAAATTATCAAATTTACTGTGGAGAAGCTTGTAGAGATGCAGCAACAAAACAAAAAATTGCAGAAAGATATAATCTTACTCGTACACAAAAACGAATAGGTAAAAAAAGATTATGTATTGGTGGATGTGGACTACAGTTGTCTATCTATAATGAGTCTGGATTTTGTAAAAATTGTAACATTAATAAAAAAGAAGTAGACAAGATGTTAAAGCAAATAAAGGGGTTTATTGATTATGAACAAGACAACTAAACCAGAAAGAATTTGTGCTATTGATGCTAGTACTAATAGTCTTGCCTTTGCTGTATTTGCGGGTGAAGAGTTAAAAGAAGTTGGCAAGATAAACTTTGAAGGTAAAGATATTTACGAAAAAGTTGGGGATGCAGCTAAGAAAACTAAAGCATATTTTGAAACGGTAATGAAGGCAGATGCCATTGTTATTGAACACACAGTATTTATGAATAGTCCTAAGACTGCTGCTGATCTTGCTCTTGTTCAAGGAGCCCTATTAGGTGCTGCTGCTATGTGTGGTATCACAACTGTTGGCAAAGTATCACCTATTACCTGGCAAAATTTTATTGGTAACAAGAAGATATCTAAAGATGAGCAACTATATATCCGTTCACAAAATCCTGGCAAATCAATATCTTGGTATAAGTCATATGAAAGAAACCTTAGAAAAGAAAGAACAATTAAGTTTATAAATACTATTTATGATAGAACTATTACTGATAACGATGTTGCAGATGCCTGTGGCATTGGGCATTGGGCTCTTAGTAATTGGGGTAAAGCGATAGGGGTTGACAAATAACATTATGGCTGGTAAACTATATACAAGTGAGATTTGGCTTCGCAAGAGGTTTGTTATTGATAAAAAGTCTCCAGAAGATATTGCTAAAGAATGTGGGGCAAGCGTAGAAACAATCTATGTATACCTTGCAAAATTCGGACTAAGGAAGTCAAGACGATGAATAAAGTACAAAAGATTATTATTGGTTTAAGTGTTGCAGGTGCAGTAGGACTGACCTATGTTATAACAGCACTAAAAGGTTTGCCAGAAGCTTTTGAATGGGAAGAAGATGAGTAATAATCTAAACATTACGGTTGACCAAGTTAACCATCCTATGCACTACACATCAGATCCTTCTGGTGTTGAATGTATTCAGATTACTCGTCATCGTAATTTCAATATTGGAAATGCTTTTAAGTATCTGTGGAGAGCTGGACTTAAAGATGAAGCAAAGACAATTCAGGATTTAGAGAAGGCAATCTTTTATATTAAAGATGAAATTAATAGACTAGAAGGTAAGTATGTCAACTGAAGAAGATCTAGTCAAACACCTTGATCAAGTTAATACCGTTGTAAGTGAATATCTCAAGGGTAATGACCCAACAGTAATTTCAAAAGAGTTAGATATTCCACGCACTCGTGTTGTTACACTTATCAATGAGTGGAAAGCCATGGCATCTGATAATGCAGCAATCCGTGCTCGTGCCAAAGAAGCCTTGGTTGGTGCTGATACTCACTATAGCAAGTTGATTACAAAATCTTATGAAGTTATAGATGAAGCATCAATGACTAACAATCTTAGTGCAAAGACTGCTGCAATTAAACTTGTTATGGATATTGAGTCTAAGCGTATTGATATGCTACAAAAGGCTGGGCTTCTTGAGAACAAAGAGCTTGCAGAAGAGATGGTTGAGATTGAGCGTAGACAAGAAGTTCTTGTTGGTATCCTAAGAGATATTGCATCTTCCCATCCAGAGGTTCGTGATATTATTATGCAACGCCTTTCAGCTGTTGCAAAAGAAGGAGAAGTGATCACAGTTGTCCACGATGTTCAATGATTTCTTTGAAGTACTTAAAGAAAATCATTTTATTGAAAAGCCTGTTGACGCAAAAACATTTGTTGAGTCTCCAGAATATTTAGGACAGCCAAAGCTGTCTGAAATTCAATATGACATTGTTGAAGCAATGAGCCAGATCTATCGTAAAGAAGATCTTGAAGAACTTTACGGGTCTGCTGAAGGTACAAAATACTATAATAAATATACAAAGAACGAGATTATTCTGCAACTTGGCAAGGGTAGCGGTAAGGACTTTGTATCTACAGTAGCCTGTGCATATACAGTGTATAAGTTGCTATGTCTAAAGGATCCAGCAGTCTACTATGGCAAGCCTGCAGGAGATGCTATTGATATTATTAACGTTGCTATTAACGCACAGCAGGCTAAGAATGTTTTCTTTAAAGGTTTTAAATCTAAGATTGAACGATCACCATGGTTTGCTGGAAAGTTTAATGCTAAAGCAGACTCAATTGATTTTGATAAATCTGTAACTGTTTATTCTGGTCACTCAGAGCGTGAATCACATGAGGGTTTAAACTTGTTTATGGCAGTGCTTGATGAAATTTCTGGTTTTGCTAGTGAGGTTGGTACTGGAAATGAGCAGGGCAAGA